GGGAAGCGGTATATGACGAGAACAGTAGCGCCGCGCCATTTGCTGAAATCATCGTGACGAAAAACCGTTTTGGCTCGCTTGGTACGGTTTACCAGCGGTTCTGCAACGGGCACTTTGTTGCATGTGACCAGGATGAAGCCAGACAGATTTGCACAACATCAAATGCACCCGCTGCACGTGGCAGACGATATGCACAAGGGGCTGACGTATGAATAAAAAACAATTAGCCATTCTCGAAAAGGCATGGGATGCACAAATATCATGCGCTTTGAAAGAACAGGCACTACCAATAATCCAGACCAAATCGAAAATAGCCAGGCAGTTATGCGATGACGGATTCCTGAACGAAGTTGAGATTACGCACCAGATGGTAACGTTCAAAGGGTATGAGATAAATCATCATGGTATAGCGGCGTATTGCTCCCATCTTCCTGATGACGTTGACATTGATGAAATGGAAAGGGAGATGAAGCAATGACCATCTACATCACTGAGCTTGTAACAGGCCTGCTGGTAATCGCAGGCCTTTTTATTTGGGGGAGGGTAAATCGTGGCTGAGTTAATTTTCTCTGCATTGAGGATTCTCGGTGCTATGTGGATGGTGGCGACGTTCATTGTGGTTGCCAGCAGTTTTGTCCGGTTGGTAGGCGAAGGTAAAGACCTGGTGGGTGTGCTTTTCGGTAGCATTCTCCTATGGGTGATTATCGGTGTTATGCCTGTTGTTGTAGCAAAAATGGCGTGGCGTTTTGTTAGTTGAGGTAACGATGAAGCAAATATACATGCTTCGCAACGAAGCAATCAGAAACAATGCCATAGACGCAATACTCTCACTCCCCATCGACGACAAGTCACCTCACGAAGTCCACGTTAAAGAACCCAAGCGGAGCAATCCTCAAAACCGCCTTATGTGGGCGTTATTGCAGGACGTATCACGTCAGGTGCTTTGGCATGGAAAGAGACTTGCGCCGGAGGACTGGAAAGATTTGTTCACTGCTCTGTGGCTTAAGACCAAAAAACTGGAGCAAAGAAGTGCGCCTGGTATTGACGGTGGCGTTGTCATGCTTGGCGTGCGTACCAGCAAAATGCGAAAGGCCAGCATGACTGAGCTTATCGAAATCATGTTCTGGTTCGGCTCAGAGCGCAACGTGCGGTGGAGTGATGACTCCCGGCGAGAGTATGAATGGTCACAACGAAAAGGGAAGGCTGCATGACTATCAAATCAAATACGCCAGCACACGACAAGGACTGCTGGCAAACGCCGCTTTGGCTTTTTGATGCACTGGATATTGAGTTTGGATTCTGGCTGGATTCGGCAGCGAGCGACAAAAATGCTCTGTGCGCTCACTGGTTAACTGAGGCCGACGACGCGCTAAATTCTGAGTGGATAAGCCACGGTGCAATCTGGAATAACCCACCGTACAGCAATATCAGGCCGTGGGTGGAAAAAGCCGCTGAGCAGTGCATACAACAGCGACAGACGGTAGTTATGCTTGTGCCAGAGGATATGTCAGTCGGATGGTTCAGCAAGGCTCTGGAGAGTGTCGACGAAGTTCGCATTATCACTGATGGACGGATTAATTTTATCGAACCATCGACAGGGCTGGAGAAGAAGGGAAACAGTAAAGGCTCCATGCTGCTGATTTGGCGACCGTTCATCAGTCCTCGACGGATGTTTACTACCGTATCCAAAGCGGCATTGATGGCGATCGGGCAGGGCGTCAGGAGGGCTGCATGAGACGACAGCGACGAAGCATCACCGACATAATCTGCGAAAACTGCAAATACCTTCCAACGAAACGCTCCAGAAATAAACCCAAGCCAATCCCAAAAGAATCTGACGTAAAAACCTTCAATTATACGGCTCACCTGTGGGATATCCGGTGGCTAAGACATCGTGCGAGGAAATGACAATGCTTTTAATTCAACCTGGGTTCGGTTTAAAGATAAAAAAAGGACATATGTTCGGTTCCGAAGAGTCGAAACGAAAAATTCTGTCCATTAGATTGCCGTTTATCACCATTCATTGGTTAAACAAAGAGTCAACCGATTATTGGTATAAATGTGCTCTGGCCGCATTTAACGACCCTGACTGGTTTATAGAAAACCACCATGCTGTTCGTCAGGCAAAGAGAAAAGCTAATACGACATACATGAAGGCGTATCGAAAAGCATGGAAAGAACACCGCGATCGATACCAGCAAGACATGGAAAAGCTTGAATCAGAAAACAGGGAATTAAGACGAAAGCTTGGTGAAGCAAAATGAGACATTGATGCTTACAAGCGACTTTTTAATGGTGAAAGCCATGCTTAGCCCATCCCAATCCCTTCAATACCAGAAAGAAAGCGTCGAGCGAGCTTTAACGTGCGCTAACTGCGGTCAGAAGCTGCATGTTCTGGAAGTTCACGTATGTGAGCACTGCTGCGCAGAACTGATGAGCGATCCGAATAGCTCAATGTACGAGGAAGAAGACGATGAGTGATTTCTCTGAGCTTATTTCCTTCAAAAAAGACAGAGAAGAAATGCGGACTGAATCTGTCTATTACGTTCAACACCGGAATAAACGCTCGGTGCTTGATCAGAATCTGATTATTACCGGAGACCTGGCATTCAGAACATATAAGGCCAGCATGGAAATGAAGGATTTCCCTAAATGTGGTTCTGAAAGAGAAGCCGCGTTAAAGCTGGCTGAGTGGATGCAGAGAATGGCTGCTGCAATTGAGAATTACTGGAGTGAACCATAATGGCTAACCTACGCAAAGAAGCACGCGGCAGAGAATGCCAGGTACGTATTTACGGCGTATGCAATGGCAATCCTGAAACTACAGTTCTGGCACATTACCGGATGGCTGGAATTTGCGGAACGGGAATGAAGCCTGACGACCTGATCGGCGCATGGGCTTGTAGCGCGTGTCACGATGAAATCGACCGACGTACCCATAACCTCGACAACAAAGACGCCAGACTTTACCACCTCGAAGGCGTGATCAGGACGCAGGCGATACTGCTGAAGGAGGGGAAGATTAAGTCATGAAAACCTACCGAATAAAATTGCCGTGGCCTCCTTCAAACAACCGATATTGGCGACACTCAAGAGGGATCCACTACATCAGCGACTGGGGGAAGAGATACCGAAAAGAAGTAATCGAATTAATCCAGCAACAACAGCTAGACATCAAAATCACACCTCGCATCAGAATAACCATCCACGCAGCACCTCCCGATAACCGCAAACGAGATTTGGACAATCTGCCCAAAGCCGTTTTTGACGCACTCACCAGTGCGGGCTTCTGGCTGGATGACGGTCAGATAGACGATATGCGCATCAAGCGCTATCAGGCGATTAAAGGTGGAATGCTTGTGTTGGTTGTGACTGAAACATGCGGGAGTTTGCCAATGATTACAGAGCTACTGGAGGCCGCATGACGTTCTCAGTAAAAACCATTCCAGATCACAAGGGAGAAGGCGCATGGGCATAAGAGAACTAAACCTCACCAAAGAACAGCACGAGTGGCTGAATGGCTGGCTTGAACTGTGGGGCGCATGGGTTTATTCAGGTCGTCTGGAAAAGCGCATGAGCAGCGTAATAGCGAAGTTCATGGAGAGCGTAGAGCCGGGAAGAGTTATGACAAGGCCAATGTGCAATGATGATGATGGAATGTTGATTTCTCAGGTCGTCGATTCCGTCATGTACATTGACAAGAAAGCCTTTGGCATCCTCCTCAGCTACTACGCTCATGGTTCATCTAAGCGAGCAATTGCATCCTACTATCACGCGACTGCAAAGCCACGCAAGATGCGTGGACGCGGTGGCGAGGGATGGAGAAAACCTTCACTGGCAACCTGTAGAAGCGAAATTGACGACATCCTGAAAGCGTCGTTATTTGTTTTGTACCAACCAATGCAAAATGCTTTCAAAATGCGTAAACGTGTTGAGAAAGTTAAGCATGTTGCTGTTAAAAGCCTTGACATGCAATTAGCCATTTAGCCATACTTAGAGGGTAAGCTGCCGTTAGTGACTCTTAAGTTGCAACGGTGGCTTTTTTATTTGGGTCAGTCGTATAAAGGTCATTACGGAAGGCTGTTAACCTTCTTATCGTGGTTCGAGTCCACGCTGTCCCGCCAAATATGCTGGTTTAGCTCCAATGGTAGAGCAGTCGCCTTGTAAGCGAATGGGTAGCGGTTCAAGTCCGTTAACCAGCACCATAACTGAGCCGTAGCCACTGGCTATCATGAATTCATCAGTGATAGTTACGCTGCGGCCTTCTACACATGACCTTCGTGAAAGCGGGTGGCAAGAGGTTGCGCTAACAACCTCCTGCCGTTTTGCCCGTGCA